AAGCCACTCGATAGCAGTATATGTCGCCATCAATCAGAAGCATTATAGAGCCGCTTCCAGATCAAAGTCGACGCTGCCGCCTTCTTCTGTGTACTCGTTCAAGTCTGTAATGACTAGCTTGAGACAGCTTGGAGAACGGCCTTGCTGACCTGCCGGAGACTTCCAATCATAGTGTCCTACAACGGCAGCAGCTGTTGAGCCGTTACCGACTAGACACCCAATCTCGTCACCGCTTGTGTTGTAAGCACGGATGGGATTGCTAGACTTGATAGTGATAAAGTCTTCTTTGTCATCACCTTTGTTGCGTGGCTTCATTCCTCGCTCTTCTAGGGCAGTTACTGCAGCGCTAGAGAGATTGCCAAGGTCAAACTGATACTTGCCTGACATAGCGTTCTTGGAAGAAAGGTTAGCCCAGTACACAGTACCTTTGATGGGAAGTGGCTTTAGGTTAGTATTTGACATAGTGTGTAGCTCCTTTTGTAAAGACAATATAGTCTATCATACATAGTTAAAAAGATCAATGGGTTTCTGACCAGTTGTTTCCAATCTGAAACTCACCGTCCATTGGGCAACGTAGTTCAAAATCGTCGCCTGCCTTGCGGATAGCATTGCGGAAGTGCAGCCCGACAGCCTTGGCAAAAGCCTCTGGTGTCTCTACCTGCAGCTCGTCATGCACGTTAGCAACAATCTTAAAAGGAATACCTGCTTCCCTGAGACTGTCTACACCGTTCAGTAGAGCCTTCTTCATCAACGCAGCGCCACCGCCCTGTAACAGGAAGTTGAGTGCGCTGTACGCCTTGCGAATGCGTATCCTGCGACCGTCTAAGCTAGGTAGACTGCCGTTTACATCAGCTAAGTTCTCTACTTTGTTCTTCAACACCTTCAGTGATGGGATGTTGTCGAGAAAGTCTTTCTTTAGCTTCCTACCGTGGGCAGCACCTCTACCTGCTATGCTGCCTATCTTCTCGTCACCTGCGCCGTACAAGAACGCATAAATAAACGTCTTTGCTTGGTCGCGTGTGGCAAGTCCTGCTGCAGCTTGGTTGGCGCTGTGTATGTCGCCTTCCAAGATTGTCTGCACGTAATCGTCGTCCTTCATGTAGTGGGCTAGCATCCGTAGCTCTAAGCCTGAGGCGTCTATACCGACTAGTTTGTTACCTTCCTCTACAGTCCAACAGGCTCGACACTCGCCGCCCAGTGTAGCCTTCAGCTTCTGCACAGGAGTCATGCTGTCTACAACCTTGCGTGTTGCAGGCACTTGAGCCATGTTGGGCGATATATGCGTCATCCTACCTGTTGCTGCGCCGCTGCTAAACACACGACCATGCACTCTGCCGTCTGCCTCTACAGCCTCTAGCCACGAACTAACCTGACTAGCCCTTTTCTGCACCAGTAAGTATTCAGCAACAAGCTGCGCTGTAGGATTATCTATAGCCTCTAGCACGTTCTCGTCTATCTTGTAGCTACCGCCTTCGGTCTTATCAGTGAAGCGTATACCAATGCTCTGTAGGCGCTTGGCTATCTGCTGTCTGCTGCCAACGTTAAACACTTCTACGTTGTCCTTGAGACGCTTGCCTGTCTTCTCTGAGTAACGTTCGGTTACGATAGGTGGAAACTCTGTCTGCAGCTCCACTTCAATCTCACGCATACGATGAGACAGACGGCTGTACAGCTCGTTAGCCTTGGGCAGGTCTAGCTTGAAGCCGTTCTGTCGTTGCAGCTCTAGCTCTGCTGTAACGCGATGCTCAAGGTCTATAACGTCTTGGCTGAAGCGTTCTTTAGACAGCGCAGCAAGCAGCTTTTTATAAACCTTGGTTGTCAGCTCTACGTCACGCTTGCAGTATGTAATCATTTCCTCACACAAGCCGCCGTCGTAGTCTGTAAAGTCGTCCTTGGGATACTTCAGCCTTTCACCCCAAGAGCGCAAGCTGTGTCCTCCTGCCTGTGCAGGGTTGTAGAGGCGAGACAGCACCATAGCGTCGCTGTGCTTCTTGCCTGTGAAGTCCATACTCCACAGCCTCTCCATCACTGGCACGTCAAAGCCTAGTCCGTTGTACGTCACTATGCCGTCGTGTTCGTTCACAAGAGCCTGCAGCGTCTTCGCTTCAGTGTGTACAGTCATCTCACCTGTATCGACATCCTCGGCACAGGCGCACCATATCACTGTTTGCTTCATATCTGTTTCAATGTCGATTGTTAGCATTACTAATCCGTATCAATGTCTAAAATGTCCAAGCCTAAGTCGTGTACAGTTTTGAGGTCTAGGCGTTCTTGCAGCGCTAAGTCACCTGTGCCGCCCTGAATACACTCCACACACTCGTTGACATAAGCGCCTGTAGTGGCGTCCTTCAACGTGGCTTCGTAGTCCGTCAGTATTGCATCACAAGCTAAGCATTTCATGCCTCTACCTCCTTCAAAGCTATGAAAACTTTCTCCAGTTCTACTAACTCATCGAGCTGATTGCTTAGAAACGCAGGAACCCAAGGAAGCCGCTCTTCTGTGTTTTTTAGTTGCCGTATTATATCGTGCTTTGCCACGGTCAAAATCCGTAACGTTATGTTTATTTGGTCGTTGTTTAGTTTTACAGCTGTTTTGCTCATAATAGTTCCTCCAGTGTGCTCTCCACCATTCTACCTGTAGTGCTATCAAAGTAAAGGTCTGCACAGCGTCCAGTCTCGCCGCTGAAGCGATTCTTCAGTACACGCACAGCCGTTGTATTACGCACGACAATGTCGTCAGCCTGTCCGTCACGCTCAAGCCCGAGCACAATGTCGCTCAGCTGTGCTATTGATGCACTGCCGCGAAGCTGTGACAGAGACGTTGCAGCGCCTTCCTCGTGTCCTTTGTTGTCCGGTCTGCGTAGATGACTAACGACAAACAAGGCAATGCCTGTCTCCTGCACAAGCATCCGCAGCTTGGTCATTATCTCGTCTAACGCCTTACGCTCGTCAAGATTGGACTGCGCCGACACAACTATCGAAACGTGGTCTAGAAAGACATAGCGGCAGTCTAGCGCCTTAGCCATGTAGCGCACACGCCCGACAATGTTGTCAACGTCTGTGCTGCCGAAGTGGTCAAGCAAGTAAAGCCGCTCGTCAGCTAACGTCGCGTCAAAGGCTTCTTTGCGTTCCTCTTCAGTGCTTACAGTCGTGGGCAGGTGCAGCTGCTTGTTAGCCGCCAGTGACATGATCGACAAGGCTGTCTTGCGTATGCTCTCCTCAAGAAACAACAAGCCGATGTTGTAGGCTGTCTGCTGCAGCGTTGACCACACCACCTCACGCAAGAACTGAGACTTACCCAGTCCGCTGCCTGCAGTGACAGTGACAAGCTCAGCAGGGCGTATACCGTAGGTCAGGGCGTTAATACCCTTAAACGGATACACCACCTCTGCAGTCTCCATCGGTGTGTTGACTTCGTCCCACAGAGACGCAGCGTTGACAATGCCGTCAGGGACGTACTTCTCAGCCTTCCAGAAAGCAGCGTTAAACAGAGCAATCTTGCTGTCAGCTAGGTAGTCGCAGGCATCTTTGTAGCCGTCAAGGTGCTTGATGATCTTGGCCTTGCCGCCGAACAGCTGTCCCACTTCGTCAGCCGCCTTTGTGCCTTGCTCGTCAGCGTCAAAGCAAATGACAATGGTGTCGAAGCTGTCTAGCCACTCGTAATTGGCTTTGCAGTCCTTCAGAGCGCTGCTTGCGCCGTTCTTAATGCTGACAACAGGGTACTTGCTGCCCATCATCTGATAAGCCGCTAGAGCGTCGTATTCGCCCTCTGTCAACGTGACGTATCTGCCGCCCTTGGGAAACAACTGCTGACCGAACAGACCGCCCTTGCCCCAGTCGCCGCTAGTTTGGAAACGCTTGTCAGGATAGCGCACCTTTGCCGCCACTGGTGAATTAGGCTCTGTTGGCTCAAAGTAGGGGTAGATGACCTGCCCAGACTTCAGCACCACGCCATAGCTCTTCATCGTGGCTGCGCTCAGACCTCTCTCAGGGACGCCAGAGAACGTTTCAGTCGCTAGGGCTGCCAGAGTAGCCTCAAAGCCTTCAAAGCCCGTGAGCGGCTTCTGTGGGACTCTGACGGCTACTCCTGCGCCTACTTCGTCTGATACGTCGTCAGCGAAGGTGAATTTCTTGCAAGAATAGCAGAAAGTCGAGTCATCTGCGTTGATTGCTAGCGCATCAGAGCTGCCGCAGTCAGGGCAGGGCAGGTGTGTCTGTTTATAATCAGGCATAGAAGTCGTCCTCGTCGTGGTAGCGAGACTCTAGCAGCTGAATAACAATGAAGGGCAAGAGCAGCTCAAAGCCGCCAATGTCAAACTGTATCCGCTCGCCGTCCTCTGTCATCCCCACCGCTGTCTGTGTCTCTACCATGCCAAAGTAAAAGCCAAAGCCGTTATTGAAGGCGATTGCCCAGTTCCATTCTGTCATTTGTCTTGCTCCTTATAGTTTCACTTATGCGCTTTAAAGCACGTTATAGTTTCACTTTTCGCGCGTTTGTGATGTTCTGAAGCGCTGAATAGGCGCGTTCAGCGTTTGGGATTTGGTGCAGCCCTGCTGCCCACAGGCAGTGTAGCCAATAAAAGTCTCTAAGGCAATCATCGCAAATAATACCTCTAGTTTTAACGTCGCCTAAGCAACGCTCACAGCGTAGTACGCTCATTTCTGTGCCTCCTTTGGTGGTGTCCAGTGTCTGACGGTAAAGGCGTTTAAGGCTTCGCCGTTATGTCTGTGCCATTGTATGTGATGCCTACGACACAGCCAACGCACCTCCAAAGGCTTGGCATAGTCGTCGTGGTGCGCGTCTGCTTTCTCTTCTCCGCAGACTTCGCAAGGCTGTCTGGTTAGTTTCCCAGACTGCAGAGCATACTGCAGGTTTTTCATTGCTCTGGTTTTTGTTTTATTGTGTGCGCGGTACTTTATTAGTTTTTGCTTATATTTTTCCTTGTTTTTTGCATAAAGAGCACGAGATTCTTCGTTTCTGCACTCTTTGCATTTTCCGTTTTTGTTCTTACTTATATAACCTAGTCCGAACTCTTTAGTATGTTTTACCTTTTTACAGGTAAGACAAAAAGCATCGGCTGTCGTTTCTAACATTTCTAGTTGTTGCATCTTGTCACCTCTCTGTCTATTCAGTCTGTTAAATCCGTGCTATTCTCCTGATGTCTCCCCCGCCGCTGCAGTCCCCCTAGCGCCTAAGTGCTTCACTACCCAGTTAAGACGGTGCAGCAGGTCGTCTACTCTAGCGCTCTGCTTGCGTAGCTCATGCAGCTCTGGCGGCCAGTGGTCAATGTCATACATCACACGACACACGCAGGCGCTCTCTTTAACCTTCAGAGTTATGCAGCCGTTACAGTAAAGACCCATACTAGCCCACCTCGTCAATATAGCGTTCCCAGTCATCTACGATCTGATCGTGACAACACTTGAAACCATACTCCAAAGCCATGTTAGCTATGAGCCTACCTAGCTCTGCGTGCTTGTTGTCCACCAGAGCCGCTGCTATGGCGTCCTCTAGCCTGTTTGCCTGCTCTGCCTCAGTTGGCAACGCATCAGGCCCTAAAGCCTCCCACAGCAGCGCTCTGTCGTGGTAGAGCCTATGCCGTGCTTCGTCTAACGTTGCTTGCTCTAGCACGTCCATGTCGTGTTCTTCTAAGTAGGTCAAGCCGTCTTCTTTGTACATAGTCAGTCACCTCTATTAGTTAAGTTAAGCAACAATCAAAGGCCAAGCAAACAGCAGCGCCAAAGCCAAGCCAGTGCCTACAATGTACGCGATTTCTTTGATGATGTAAAACATAGTGCGTTACTCCTATAGTAAGTCCTTAAGCTGAACAGCAGCCTCATGTGTTGGTGTGACAATCTCTAGCACGTCTCGCAGGCTCTGAGCTTCATCAGCTCCGCAGACGCCGTAGCGATTGTTGACGTAGATTATGGCGTGCCTTGTGGCGTGTGTCTCAGCACACCACACAGCCTCCTCTAGCGCGTGCTCTATACTGTCAAACTCAATAACCATAGCTAACGTTCTCCCTTGCTATCTTAATCAATTGCTCGCCATAGCTGCCTAACTCAGCAGCTAGGCTGTCAATGTCGATCTTGTCCTTCTTTGTTGGCTCTTTGATCTTCAGTAGCCTAGACAGTTGCCGAGCCTTCGCAGCGTTGAAGCTCACAGTACATGCTCCTGCGCCTTTATCTCAAACGTGAAGCCTAGCTCCCTAGCCTTGGCTAGCTGCTCCTTGGTGAAGGTCTTAGAGCCTAGCAAAGCAGCCAGTGAATAAGCTACGTCATTGGCAGGATAGACTCGATCTTGTCCGTAGATTGTTTTGATTGTTACTAACGCGTGTGTGTTCATTGTTGTTGCTCCTTAGTGGTTATAGTGACGACAGCGCTAGCAGCGCCGCTAGTACGATGATGACAGCGCCGAACAGCATCAGCTCGACGGCTTCCTTTTCTTTGTAGTGGCTACGTCGTCGCCTGTTCTTCAGCGACAGTACAAAGCCTGCAACGATTGTAGACCAACCAAGCAGAGCGAACGCGCCCGAGACTATAAATAAGACTGTGTTAAACATTATCGCGCACCTCGTCGTGAATGTCTTCCAGTGCGTCCATAGCTGCACAGTAGAGGGTTGCAAAGGCTACGGCGCACGCGTGCTCGGCTAGGCTGTTGTACTCCATGTCTAAGCCTTCGAGGTAGCTTTCACCTTCGCTAGTGTCGCACTCAGCACACAGCAGCAGCGCCTTGTAAGTGTAAATAGCCCACTCGTGACCATCGCAGGTCTGCCACAGATACTCGTTAGGGTCGTTGCCGCCTTCGTCGCCTTCGTTGAAGCACTCTTGTGCTAGTCGCTTTGCTTCCTGCTGAAGTTCATAGTTGTTTATTTTGAAGTCTGTCATGGTTGTTGCTCCTTAGTTAGTGTTGCGCCTCTTGCGAGGCGCTGTAGTTGTCTAGTGGTTGGGGTTCTGGTCTTCGATAATCTGCATCAGGTTCTGAACTCTGACGCTGTCAACTGAGCGGCCTAGCTTGAGCAGTCTAACAAGCTCAGCAGCTGCCCAGTTTGCCTGTGTGTTGTCCTTCGGTGTGTTGTTTGCTTCGTATCTAGTCATGCTGTGTTGCTCCGTGTTGGTTGGTGTTGGTCATTATAATGCTACAGTGATTTAGCCTTGTCAACACTATTTAACAATTAATTTGCATATTTATTTGCACTGCTCTTTGTTGCCTATATAGAAGCACTAAGACTTAGCAGCTATGCAAACAGTGTGCCAACTGGTTAGGCTTGGTTGTCTAGGTTGTCTCTATAGGCAGCAACACAGCCTCACACACTTGTCAAGTCTTGACAGTCTCCCCAATCTCTGCTAGCTCTGCAGCTGCGCAGGCTATGCAAGAACCATGCCAACTCTGCAGGCTCTAATGGCTATGCAACTATCGTGCCAACTAAGGCGGGGTAGCAATTTAGGGCGGGGGTGCTGTGGTGGCTGTGGAGAATTATAGTGGTAGGCTACCAAGCACAAAATAGTGCAATTTAGCAACTTAAATTTAACAAAAAAGGTCAATTTAGCAACATAGTCTATGCAATGCTAAGTAGTTGTATTAATTGAGGAAACAATTGCGTCTGCGGAGACTCTTTATTCGCCATAAATCCGCACAGTGTCACCATAGGCAACGTTAGTGTCACTATAGGCAACGTTACTAACAACAGCCTATATAGCCTAACAAGAAATAGTTGAGAAAAGACTTGACTTTTGAGCTAAAATGTGGTATAAATGCTACCCAGTTCATAGCATCTATAGAGAAACTATAATGCCCACGTCCGTAGGACGTTATCAGCGACTCTATACGCTCTCTAATTTGTTCCTAAAGAGGATAAAACAATGATTACAACAATAGCTTTTGTTATAGCATTTGTTATTATCTCTTATTGTTGTTATTTAGTCGAAAGCACCTTTAGCGACTTACAACACGTTTTAAGCGTTATAGAGGTTGATAACAGTAATGAGCAATAATGACTCTATAGACTCTAATGTCTCTAAAGACGACGTTAAACCAAAGAAACGGCGTGGTCGACCCCCTAAAGCCCTTGTTGAACAAAAGAAGAAAGGTAACAGAGGTCAAGTAGGGCGTCCTAAAGGTGACGCTTCAGCCATTGAAGAGTACAAAGCTAGGATGCTTGCTAGCCCTAAGAGTAGGGAGGTCATGGATAGCATATTCAATGCTGCGTTAGACGATGACCACAAGAATCAGTCAGCAGCGTGGAAGTTGATTGTTGATAGAATAATGCCTCTGTCGTACTTTGAGAAGGATAAGCTCAGTAATGGCAGAGCAGCCGTTAGCATCACGATTAACGGCATAGACACAAATGAGCCAATAACGATTGGTGAAACTCTCGATGGAGACACAGACGATGACGTTTAAGTATTTTACGTTAGACGAGTTTGCTTGTAAGCACACTGGCGAGAACAAGATAGTTCCTGCGTTTGTGCGTAAGCTAGATAAGCTAAGAGCAGCCTGTGGCTTCCCATTTGTTATCACCAGTGGCTATCGTGACCCGTCACACCCTGCAGAGGCTCGTAAGTCCAAGGGTGGGATACATACGCAAGGGATGGCTGCTGACATTGCCGTCAGTAACGGCATAGAGCGTGCTACGATTATTCGTAACGCCATTGACTTAGGCTTTAACGGCATTGGTGTCGCTAAAGGCTTTGTACACGTTGACACAAGAGACTTGCCACAAGTTGTGTGGACATACTAGATGTCTGCAACGCAAGACCTACAGATCAACCTGCTTCCTTGGCAGCAAGAAGTGTGGACAGACGAGTCACGCTTCAAAGTGGTGGCTGCAGGGCGTCGTACAGGTAAGACAAGGCTAGCGGCGTCATTGCTGCTTGTGAAGGCTTTATCGTCTAAGAACGGTAAAGTCTTTTACGTTGCGCCTACGCAAGGTCAGGCAAGGGATGTTATATGGGATATGCTGTTAGAAATGGGGCAGGGCGTTATAGCCAACAGCCACGTCAACAATCTAACACTGAAGCTGATTAACGGCTCTAGCATATCACTGAAGGGAAGTGACAGACCAGAGACTATGCGTGGTGTTAGCTTACGCTACGTAGTCTTGGATGAGTTTGCAGACTTTAAGCCTGAGGTGTGGGAGTTGATTCTACGTCCTGCGTTGTCAGACTTAAAAGGTGAGGCGTTGTTCATTGGTACGCCGATGGGACGTAACCACTTCTACGACCTGTACACTGAAGCATCGTTAGGCAAGTTAGAGGACTATAATGCGTGGCACTTCACAAGCTACGATAACCCTCTAATTGACCCTACAGAGATAGACAGCGCTAAACGTACGTTGTCGTCTTATGCGTTCAGACAAGAGTTTATGGCGTCCTTTGAGGCGCGTGGCTCTGAGATGTTCAAGGAAGAGTGGGTGCAGTTTGACGAAGACGAGCCTGACATCGGTGACTACTACATCGCCTGTGACTTGGCAGGCTTTGAAGAGTTGGGCAAGAAGAGCAACAAAAGACTCGATAACAGCTCTATAGCCATTGTTAAAGTCAGCGAACACGGGTGGTGGGTTAAAGAGATAATCATTGGTCGTTGGACGCTAGACGAGACTGCAGCACGCATCTTTGACGCCGTCACAGAGCATTATCCCATTGCTGTAGGCATTGAGAAGGGCATTAGCAGACAAGCTGTTATGTCGCCTCTGACAGACCTGATGAAGCGCTTTAACAAGTATTTTAGAGTAGAAGAGCTAACACACGGTAACAGAAAGAAGACCGATAGAATCATGTGGGCGCTACAGGGCAGGTTTGAAAACGGCTACATTACGTTAAACAAGGGCGACTGGAATGTCCAATTCATGGACGAGTTGTTTCAGTTTCCCAACCATTTAGTGCATGACGACACAGTTGACTCACTGGCCTACATAGACCAGTTAGCTAATGTAGCTTACGACTGGGGCTACATTGAAGAAGACTACGAAGAATCCTTAGACAACTACGCAGGATATTAGCATGGAAGATTACAACGAAGACAGCGTCAGGTTTATTGAAGAAGACCTTGAAAACTGGGTTATCAACAAAGTTGACAACTGGCGTGAGTTCTTTGAAACCAACTACGACGAGAAGTTTGATGAATACTATCGTATGTGGCGTGGCATCTGGTCTGACGACGACAAGACTCGTGAGAGCGAGAGAAGCAAGATTGTCTCCCCTGCCCTACTCCAAGCTGTAGAGTCCTCTGTAGCTGACGTTGAAGAGGCTACGTTTGGGCGTGGCAAGTTCTTTGACATCCAAGACGACATGGGCGACACAGACCGCTCTGACGTGCGTTTCCTACGTGAGGCGCTGTCGCAAGAGTTTACTAAGAACAAGATTAGAAAAGCTGTAGGTGAGTGTCTAATCAACGCTGCTGTGTACGGAACAGGCATTGGTGAGATAGTGCTTGAGAAGAAGAAGGAGATGGTTCCGGCTAC